CGCATCGACGGCACAACGACTGAAACGTATTTTCGCATTTGGACCAAAGAGCAGATACAGCTTATCCGTTACCTTGGTGACGAAGCGACGATCGTTGAGACTATCGACAACCCTATCGGCAAGCTACCGGCGGTCAACATACCGGCTAACCGATCAATCGTTCGCGGCATTGGCATCAGCGACATCTCTGACATCAGCTATATGCAACAGGCGATCTATCAAGAGCTATCGGAAATCGAACAGCTCATCCGCATCTCTAATCACCCGACGCTTGTTAAGACCTTCGACACTGACGCGACTGCTGGTGCCGGTGCAGTCATCAATATTAGCGATGACATTGACGCAGGATTAAAGCCATACCAGATGCAACCGTCTGGGGCTAACCTAGACGCCATCAGAGCCTCTATAGAGGACAAGATCGAATCGATCAATAGGATGGCCCACATGGGCGCAGTACGCGGCACAGAGGCAATGACGCAGTCAGGCGTTGCTATGCAGACAGAGTTCCAAATGTTGAACGCGAAGCTAGCAGAGAAAGCCGACATCCTCGAGTTAGCCGAAGAACAGTTATGGGAGTTGTGGTGCCGATGGCAGGGACACAATCTGCACGAGGTAGAGGTCAGCTACCCTGACAGCTTTGACATTCGCGATTATGGGACAGAGCTTGAGTTCTTGCAGAAGACGCGAGCCAGTGGCGTCAAGTCCGTAACCTTGTTGCGTGAGATTGATAAGCAGATTGCAGACCTTGTTCTTGATGACCAAGTGCTTGCACAGGCCCACGCTGAGATTGAAGAAGCCACAACAGCGGTTGGCGACTTCACCAAAGAGACGCAGATTTACAAGTACCACATTGATAGTGGCATGGTGACGCCTAATGAGGTGCGCGAGAAAATCGGCCTTGAAGATGTTGCCGGTGGTGACGTGTTGACTGAGAGAGTCCAAACCGTAACTGATGGACAGTGAAGAGCTAACCAAAGCACTAGCAGGGGCGACCTCTAACCATGAGCGTCGCCTTTTACGTGCTATAGAACAGTTGCGGCTTGGGCTTACTGACTTGATGGCTGGCCTACCATTAAGCGACGGTCAGCTGTTTGACCTTGATGCGGCCTTAGCACTTCGGACACAGATCGACGGGCTTGTCCGTGACGAATACCTGACTGTCATTGATGACATCATCCGTGAGTACCCTGATGCGGTAGCGTTGACTGGGGAGTTTATGGAGCAGTTCGCGGCGTTCAGAGTGCCGCAGAGTGTTATCGGTCAGTTACAGCAGTTTAGCTTTACCGGCCATGAGCAGTTGGCAGATGAGTTTGTCGAGGCGTTATATCAGCAGGTGTACAACAACACCCTGTCGGGTACGCCCTTTTCAGCCAGCTTGAGTGAGCTTAACGGGTTGCTCGACGCTGACCTGCAACGATACTCTAAGACAATGCTACATGATGCCTTGTTTGAGTTTAGCTCTAGCCTACAGCAGGCGGCGGCGGCAGAGGCAGGCATTACCAAGTTTAGGTACGAAGGCGATACAATAGAAAGCACGCGTCCATTCTGTCGTGGTCATGTCGGCAAGGAATACACGACCGACGAGATATACGAGATATGGGGCGAAAGCTGGGCGGGCAAGAAGTCAGGCGATCCGTTCCGTGTAAGAGGTGGATACAACTGTAGGCACTGGTGGGTGCCAGTACCAGAATAGGAGCTACACGATGCCATACCACAAGAAAGACAAGAAGAAGAAAAAGAAACGCGGTAAGTGATATAATTTAACCCACTCGAAAGAGGATTCGTAACATGAGCGATGAAATCATGGCAGACGCGGTAACTGAAGCCGCAGTGGAAACACCAGAAGTTCAGGATGTAAAGACGTTCACGCAAGAAGAGTTGGACCGGATAGTGGCCGACCGTGTTGCTCGCACAAAGCGACAGTACGATAAGAAGCTAGATGGTATCGACCTCGATGAAGCTAAGTCACTTCTACAACGTCAGCAAGACGCTGAAATTGAGAAGCAGAAAGAGCGCGGAGAGTTCGAGTCGATTCTAAGGCAGACCGTCGAAAAGAAGGATCAGGAAATATCGACTTACAAGCAACGCCTCGAAAGCCAGTTGGTTGATGGGGCATTACTGTCAGCGGCAAGCCGAAACAATGCAGTATCGGCAGAGCAAGTCAGTCAGTTGTTACGTGGTTCGGTTCGGCTGTCTGAAGACGGCACCGCAGAAGTTTACGATGCGAACGGAACGCCACGCTATAACGACCAAGGCGAGCTATTGTCCGTTGACCAGTTAGTCAGTGACTTCCTGACCTCGAACCCGCACTTCGTGAAAGCGTCATCAGGTGGCGCAGGATCGCAGACAGCGGTTGGTGGTTCCACGTCGAAACCTATGTCGGCGGTAGAAATGGAAGCTAACTGGAATAACGGTGGCAAAGAAGCTTACCGTGCAATGATGTTAGCTAATAAATAAACCGCTAATCACAGGAGATTTTCATCATGGCGGCTACTACTTCAACTACTCTTGACGACCTGTTTGCAAACATCATCATGCAGGCTCGTTTCACTGCCGAAGAGCAATCGCTCATGGCTGGCCTTATCACTCGTTATGACATCGGCAATGTTGCCGGTAAGACGATCCAAGTACCTAAGTACCCAGCGGTTGCGGCGGCTGATCTGACTGAAGGCACTGATATGTCTTCAAGCACAGTATCAACCTCTAGCGTCACTGTTACTGTCGGCGAAGTTGGTGCGCAGGTTGTACTGACTGACCTTGCGGCAATGGGCGCGGGCAACCCTGCTCAAGAGCTTGGCACTGTATTGGGTAACTCTATCGCTACTAAGATGGACCAAGACATCATCGCTTTGTTCGATGGCTTCTCGGCTTCTATCGGCGCGGCGGCTCAAGAGATTACTGCGGCTGACTTGTTCAAAGCGGCGGCTACTCTCCGAGCGGCGAAGGTAACTGGACCGATCACTGCTGTGATTCACCCATTCCACGCCTATCAGTTGTCAGCTAACCTGACTAACACGTTTGCTAACCCCAACGGTGGCGACCTACAGAACGAAGCAATGCGCAACGGTTTCGTAGGTTCTATCGCAGGCATTGACGTCTATCAGTCAGCTAACATCACAGTTGACGGAAACGATGATGCGAAGGGCTGTGTGTTTGGTCGTGAAGCAATGGCGATTGCCATGAAGCGTGACTTCAACCTTGAGACAGAGCGCAACGCTTCTCTGCGTGCCTTCGAGCTTAACGCTACAGCCGTATACGGTGTTGCAGAGCTTGATGACAGCTACGGTGTAGAGATGTTCTTCGACGCGGCACTCTAAGATGTACACGCCCCTTCGGGGGCGTTTTACTCTGAGGATTATATGGCAGTCAATTATCGCGGTGAACGGTTCGAGGATTACAACGTGGCAAAGCGTACGCCACGACACGCCTCTAGCTCACACGCGGTTTTGGCTCGCTACAAAGGTGTAATCAAGCTACTACGCTTTGGCGCTCAAGGCGCGAAGACTTATCCACCTAAAGATGGTGAGTCAGCACGCGACAAGGCCATGCGAGCCGCTTGGTACGCACGACACGGTGATACCCTAAAGAACGCAACGCCCTTAGATAAAATCTACTGGGCCGCGAAAGTGAAGTGGTGACGACATGGCATTTAGTGACGACAGCAATCTTGTAGAGTTAGTTCCAGACATTCTGGATTTTGGCATTACTAGCTTTTCGGATGAGCATCCACGAGCGCAGGCAGACATAGAGCGAGAGATTCGCAATCAGTGGTGGCACCGTAAGGGCATTGCCGGTGAGATGAATAATAGCTACCTGACGGACTCGCAGTGGACTCGTTCAGCTTCTTACCTCGTATTATGGAAGTATGCACTGCCACAGCTTACCAACTGGGTAGACGATGACCGCTTTCTGCAAATGATCGACTTCTATAAAGCGCGTTATGGCGAAGAGATAGACGCAGTGTTTCAAGACGGCGTTGAGTACGACGCTGACAACGACGGTCAGGTTACGGACAAAGAGAAAGAGATTGTCCCGATCAACCGGTTAAACCGATGATTACAATTAGCATCGACACGAAGCCTCGTGATCTTCGCAAGATGGTCGATAAGCTAGGCCGCACGTTTACTAAGAACCACAAGCGAGCGATGCGTAGAGCGGCGGCAGAGGGCTTAAACCGCATACAAAAGCGCACTAGCCTCGGCCTTGATGTACATGAGCAACCGTTTCGCCCTTACTCAGAAGCCTACAAGGGGTTTCGTAAGAGTAAAGGCAGAGAGACAGATAAAGTTAAGCTGATATTCACGGGCAGAATGCGCAAGTCGATGCAGTCAGGTCTAAAAGGTCAGGACGGATTTATCTTCTTCAACAGCAGAGCAGAGTCCAAGAAGGCGGCAATGAACAATAAGCGTCGCGAGTTCTTCGGCTTAAACCGTAGCGACAAGCGCGCTATCCGTGATGTGTACTTTAAGGGGCTGAAGATATGAGCGTTAGAGAAAACATCGCAACTAATCTCGTCTCGCAACTGCAAGCCATCTCCAGCCCTACCGTCAAAAAAGTGACGCGTGAGCCTTTTGATTTCGACAAGCTGTCTAACGCTCAATATCCCGCGATACTAGTACGCACGGCAAACGAGAATCGTGAAGACGCCAGCATCGGCGGCAGTATGTCTAGCAGGCAGGCGACCATTGACTACGAATTGATTTGCTTTGTTAAGCACACGAACATCGACACAGCCCGCAATCAGATTGTAGAGGCTATCGACGAAAAGCTCGACGAGGATAGGACGCGTGGCGGTTACGCTATTGATACGCAGGTTATTAGCGTTGAGGTGGATGATGGTACAATAGACCCTATAGGCGGCGTCATTGTCACCGTTCAGATTCTTTACACATATACACGCGGTGACGCGTAAGGGAGAAAAGTAATGGCTACACATAAAGGCTCAACTGGGTCAGTTAAGGTTGCAGTATCAGGTGGAACAGAAGCGGTTGTAGGCGAGGTACGCTCGTACAGCATCGACGAAGTGGCTGACACTATTGAGGACACCGTAATGGGTGACTCTGTTAAGTCTTATTTGTCCAGCCTCAAGGATGCGACTCTCACTATCGACGCGCTTTGGGATGACGCAGACGCACAGCAGTTAGTGCTTGATTCTGGTGCCGCTATCGATTGGGAGATTCACCCAACAGGAACAGGCACTGGCGAGAAGTATTACGGCGGTTCTGGCATCGTGACGGCTAAGACTATCTCTGCGTCTTATGACGGGTTGGTCGAAGCGTCATTCTCTGTACAGGTATCAGGCGCGATCACTGAGTCGTCTAACTAATGGGTCTGGCTAAAGAGTTACGAGCGCGACGAAAGCAGTCACGCCGTAAGATCGAGGTCGTTGAGTGGGCTGATGATGACGGGGCGTTTGTCCTGTATTGTCGCCCACTGACCTGTTATGACCTAAACGAGCTACAGAAGCGTCACCCGCAAGTAATGCAAAACCCTAGCATTGCGGCGATGGTTGATCTGATTGTAATGAAGGCTGAGAGTAAGGATGGCGAAAAGCTGTTTACCTCTGCTGAAGACAAGATCGACTTGATGGGTGAAGAGACGACGGTGGTGTCTGGTATTGCTAACGAAATGTTTAGCACTATCGACCCATTTGAGGACGTCGAAAAAAACTGAAGGCCGATCAGTCTCGGATGAATCTCATCGCCTTGGCTGATCGGTTACATAAGACTATCGAAGAAGTCGAGCAGATTACAGTCAATGAGTTTCAAGAGTGGCTTGCTTACTTCAAGATAACAAGCGAGTCTAAAGATGGCGACTGAATCCGTAAGCATCATCATCAAGGCGTTTGACCAAACGCAGAAAGCCTTGCGCGGAATCAAGCGCGCGTTCGCTGGCCTATCTAAAATCTTCTTTAACTTTAAAACCGCCTTAGTTTCCGCAGTCGGTGCAGGCGGTATGGGCTTGTTGATTGCTAACTCACTCAAGGCCACAGATGCCCTAGCTAAAACAGCGAGTAAGATAGGGACGACAACCGAATCGCTTAGTGCCTTGCAGTACGCAGGGCAACTAACAGGCGTCGAAGTCAACACGATGAACATGGCGCTCCAGCGGTTTACCCGTAGAACGGCAGAAGCCGCAGTCGGAACAGGTGAGGCGAAAGGCGCATTACGTGAGCTTCGTGTCGATGCTCGGAAACTTACTCGACTGCCCCTAGATCAACAAATGCTTACCTTGGCAGACGCCTTTGAGGATGCGAAAAACAGAGGTGTAAACCCGCTAAAAATAGCGTTTAAGCTATTTGACTCTGAAGGTGCCGCACTTGTAAACACTCTCGCATTAGGGCGGGATGGCTTGACTGAGCTGTTAGGCGAGGCGCGTAGCCTTGGCGTCGTTATGTCGGCGAATGCGGCAAAAGGCGTTGAGGAAGCAAACGACGCACTGTTCCGAATGCAGTCTTTATTTGGTGGAGTAGTCAAGCAAACTGTGGCTTCGTTGGCTCCTGCGATATCTGCACTCGCAGATCTAATGACTACCAAAGTAAGCGCAAGTTTTGGTGACACAGACGAAAGTGTTAGAGAGTTTGCAGACGTATTAGCAACTTTTTTAATAGACGGGTTGATTATCGCCCTCCAAGGTTTTGAGAAACTTTCAAAAGGCGTCAGTGCATTTGCAAACGAGCTAATACTCATTAAAGGCCGCATGACTGGCTTGTTCACGCCTGACGACCAAAAGTCAGCCTCTGAATTAGCCGTCAGAATTCACGACGTAAAAGAAAACTTAAAGAAATATAATAAAGCGCAAGAAGAAGGCATAGGGTATGCAAAAAGAAATGCCGCAAAAAATATAGCTCGTTTGACAGAAGAGCTTGCAGTTTTACAAGAAATGCAAAGGGTTCGCGAAGAAAGTGGAGATTTAGGCTTATTTACTGCTTTTGATGCTGGACCAATCGTTGCAACTCTAGAGTCAATCAAAGGTAAGATCGGCACCACTACTGAAAGCCTTGACGGCTTAGGCATGAAAGTAAATGAGGAATTGCCTACCGCCTTTGAGACTTTTATGGCTAGCTTACAACGCACAAGAGAAATGGCTAGCGACCTCACACCGTCACTAGAAAAGTTAGGTGATCAAGCCATCACAGGTCTAGGCGACTCATTTACTGCGGCTATT